AAATTAAGTCGTTAACTGCATAACCTGTGCCGCCAGAAATAATTCGTACATTTGCAACTTGACCAAGATCTTTCATTCTTGGTCGATTTTCAACATAAACTTTTACATTTTCATTAATTAAGGCAGAAAATGCACGATCAACAACTAATAGTACTGAACCATTTTCTTGAGTTAATGCTTGAACTATTTTACGCATTTCGCGTGTTGCGCGACTATTCTTTTGAACAATCAATACATATGATCCCTCATAATATTCTACAGGAGAGGTAGACAAATATAATGATCGTGTATTTGGTCCAGCGAGCGGAGTCGTGTCAATTGATATCATAACATCTTCGTCGGCAACTAAATCGCTCGCGTAAAATGTCTCAAATTCAATTTCTGGTGGTGACGCATAACCTGAGCCGCCTTGACGAACTGTTACCACTCTTAAAGGAGCAACTTCTACTTCAGAGAAGGCAAATGCTTGACCAAGAGTTGTAGCAATTGTTGAACTTCCGATATTCACAAATCCATAGTCAGCCGCTTGCAATTCAATATCTTTTTTAAATCCAATAGTATCCGTATTCAAAGATAGTGTTACAGCATTGTCAGTATCAACGGCGCGAACAAATATATTTGCACCATGACCTTCTGTTGGGGTGAGTGTGGTGACAAAGGTGCCTGTGAATGGGCGATAACCTAAACCAGCGTCAACTAGATCTATTGTTTCAATACCACCAGTACTGACATTTTTAACATAGGCTTCGGCTTTAATTGCATCTAACGAATCTGCAAGTCCACCATAAAAGACAACAGGGTCACCTGGATAAGAAATAGCATTTGTATCTGGGTCAATTTCTAATCCACGATATTTTGTTCCTCTTCTATTTGGATCAATTTTAAGATCGTAAATAGAACCAATCAATTCTTCGCGAATTAATTTAGTCGTTTCGTCCGTATCGACGTATGTTATTGTAATAAATTCGCCAGCAAAGAATGGTCTATTCTTTTCGTCATCTCTGCTTGAAATGAAAATTTCTAGTATTTGTCTACCAGAGTCGCGATCAATAGTTTTATATGCACCTTCAATAATGCGACTAGCCTTTGATTGCTCGCCATTAACTGTTCTTCCTTTCAACAAGGTAGTATCAATAGCAAACAATGTGTTTGATGCAGTTAAACGAATTGCCTGAGGCAAAATCCATTTACCGTGAGACGCTTTTAAAATGTCATCTCTTGGGCTATACAAATCGACAGTTGTGTTATACAAAGACCGAAATAAGAACGCATAAGATAAATTTGGTTGGGAACGTAAAGATGTAATTTGTTTTGATAATTTAGTTCTATCTAATGTATCAGAACCACAATTATCGTATGCAAACTGCATTGTACCATCAGCGCGAACAGACCCTTGCGAACCTTGTGATCCTTGTGTGCCTTGCGAGCCTTGTGAGCCTTGTGAGCCTTGCGAGCCTTGCGAGCCTTGCGAGCCTTGTGGTCCTGGTGGTCCTTGATTACCCGTTGTTGGTATTACGCCACCAAGAGTATTATTCGTAATTAAATCCGAATATTCTGAATTGTCAAGATCAAATAAATTGATTAAATTTTTATTATGGTAAATTGTCGCGCCTAAACTCGAATCTTCTAACCATTCATAATAGGCTTTTAAAAATTGAACGAATTTTGGATGATCCTCGGCGACAAATGATGGCACTTGGCTATCAACAAGATTAGAAATATTTTCGTTAATCTTTGCCATATTATGCTTCGACTGGCGTTAATTCTACAATTATACTTTGTGGATCATCATATTTCATTGTGATGACTTTATTTCTTATTGACTGGAATACCGTCGTTTCTGGTTTTGCATGAACGCTTAATTGTTTAGCGTCATTTAAAATATCGAAGAAAGTCATATTATTTAAAACGACAATACCAGTATCATAATTAATAGTTCCAATGTTGTCGTTTAAAATAACTTTTTGTTGGTTTTCGTCAAAATAATAAGTTCTCAACGTACCACTCTTACCTTGTGTTACAACTTTAGCAGTTGCGCCACGAGCCTCAGGACCACCACCAGTAATTTTTACTGTAGCCGTTGTATATTCAAAGCCACGTTTTACAACATTGATGCTACGAAGAGCGCCGTTATTAATCACAGCAACTGCAGTAGCACCAGTACCATCACCGACAATTTCAACTGTTGGCGTTTCTGTGTAGTTTGAACCAGGGTTTACAACCTCAATTGAATCTACACCAGAGAATGAGAAAGGCACTTCTTCAATGAAGCAAGAACGTAATGTATCTGTAGAATCAAAAATAGTAAATTCTGGGGAAGAGTATAAGCGATTATCTGTTGTTCCACGAATTAAAGGAACGCCGAAATCTAGCGTATAAGATCTTGCCGTTGCATTTAGTAAAGGTTTAATCTTCTTTTCAACAAATACGTTTAATTCAGTGCTCAATATTGATGGATCTGCATCATCAATGCGGCGAATTAAGCGCGAAGATCTAAACGTTGCATTAAACTTATTCAACTCAAGATTTACAAATGATGTTACTGCAGCCTTAATGATACTTTCAATTTGTGAAGGTGTTTTATTTGTTTTTGCAGGATCATATGTTGATTTAATTCTTAAGTTTAAGTAATTGTAGTCGGCGTCTCTAAATTCTGGTGTAATTGTTAAAATGCCAATCGGCTTTAGAACTGTTTCCTTAATAAATTCTTTTTCAGTTTGTGTGATCTCAAAACCATCTCTTGGTTTTGCTGAGATATAAACTCTACCAATTTCTGGTGGATTTTCTTCTTCTCCACTCCAAACTGTAACAGAATCGAAGTATGGATATTTTTTATTGATTAATGCAATGTAATCGTTTTTAGTTACTGCACGGTTTTGCGACAAATAACCTTTTGGTGCACTAAAGCGAATGCTTTCAATAGATTCAATTTCAGCACCAGAAGCTGCAGATTGAATTGTTGTTATTGCAACATTGCTAAATCCATCAATAATATCAATCATTGAGAACGTATTTGCTTTATTAGCAAGAGGACCGTCTGTAATTAAGTATGTAACAACAACCAAATTACCATCCTCTAATTTTTTACCGATAATTCCATCACCAAAGTAAATTTGATATTTACCGTTATCAACTTCATCAAGATAATATACGGTACTATTTTCATCAACAACACTTGCATCGTCTGCGAGAATATATTTTTGCGTTGATAAATTTGTTGCTGACTGTTGAACAGTTACTTCAATCGTTGATATATCAATACCGACATCTGGTATTTTAAAGCGCTGTTTTGGATTTGAAACATTATCTACTACGAAAGTATAAACTAATGGAGTTCCTTGTTTAAGAACAGCATTTGCATATGTAAATTTGTTGCCTGATTTAGTCAAAACTTTATCTTGTAGCAAAACGAATGGAAAGTTAGTTCCACTAATATTTTCGCTTCTGAAACGAGTAAATCTTGGCACAAGTAAAAGATTTTGTGTGTCACCGATTGGAGGTGTAATTTCAATGTTCACGCGAGCAAGAGGTGCAACTCTTGAACGTGGAGTATACCCCAACATTTTAGCATGAGAGACAACGGATTGACGAAGGTCGGCAGTATCCAAAAACATCTCATTGGCAATCATATTTGTATAATATGCCAAATAGTGAGTGTTGTATGCAAGAATATCCAAGAGGATGTTTAGTCCTGCACCCTCAAAGTCGTAATCTGTAAACTCTTCTCGGGTTTTGAGATAGTTCTTTAGATTTTCCTTAATAGTTTGGAATTCTAATTCGGTAATTTGAATCTTCGATTCTGCCATTTTAAATAACCTATCTTAATCTTTCTAGAAAAAGGTTTAACGTTACAGGTTCTATGCGATTAATCAGAAAGAACTCAATTGTTACGTTATATCCCTGATTGTCCTCGTCAGCCTGAACATAAACGTTGCGTAACTTAACGCGTGGTTCGTAATTATTAATCGTAAGTGAGATTTCTTTCTGCAATAATGAGCCAGTTCCTGCATCCATTGGTTCGAATAATAAGAGTCGAACATTTGAACCGATAGACGGATTAAATGGCTTTTCAAAGTAGTTCAATAAGATAAGATTCTTGACGGCAGTTATAATTGCACGATCGCCAAGTTTCTTATCGACATCTTTTGTGACTGGATTAATACCAAAATTTAAATCTAAATCTTTGTATAATCTTGATGTGTTTGATGCCATTTTCGTATCTAAACGGTAATAGGATTATTTATAGGTTATGCCAAGCGATGGTAGCCCTGTTTGTACAATCTAAAATTGTTAAACGTTGCATTCTTCACCACGGTCGTTCCCGCTGGGCGATTTCCTGCCTTATTGTATGAGATGTGAATCCAAGGTAAACCAGTTCCCGTGGTTTTATATTCGAGCAATAACTGATCGTGTGGGACGTTATCGCGAATCCAGAGAGCAATATCGTAGTATTCTGTTTTACTTATTCCTGGGAATTGCAGATCTGCAGCCTGACCGATTTCATGTTGCGAACGACCTGCTGAAGAGCCTTGTGGTTTGCGGAAAGCGTTCGTAACAATCATATTTGCATACTTTTCCTTGATTGGATCGAGGCAGTTGACCGCAAGAAGTTTTAAGTTGCAAACGATTTGGGCTTTGGTTAAACCGCGTTGAGGTATAACTGGTTGCTTTTCTACAATCGCATTTGAGGACAGTTTACCCAAATTCCAATACTTGGATAACATCATATTTGAATCAAATTCTTCCTGATCCTCAGGAATACCGCATTCATTCACCTTTCCGCTTGGAGCCTTCGGCGGCTCTGTGTTTGATTCGTTTGTGGTAATTTCTTTCAATTCAGAAGGATCAAAAACACCATTATCGATTTGCTTCTTAATCCACTCATCCGCACCCTTTTCACCAGCGTCGAAGAAGAATGCTGCTCGGTCGGCTGGGGTTGGTTCAATGAAGCCAGCCGATGGGTTTCCGCACTTGGCGCCAGCGCTGAGAACGCCAGCGGCGAGAGAAGAACCGTCTGTGATGCCGCTTAATGCGCCAGAAAGAGGTCCTAATTGATTTTCAAAGTTGGAGAACTTTGTAATATCTGCTGTGGCAGTAAGACCCTTTGTAATATCTTTAATTGCACCGACATCAGCGGCTGCACCTGATAATGATGAAGTCAGCGAACCAATTTCACCCATATTCTTTTCTAGATTCTTAAATCCATCAGTTACTGCGCTCAATTGTTTATTGGCGCCCAAGTCAGTTGCAAGTTTGGAGATATCTTTAATCTGATTGTTCAAACCGCCAAGATTTTCACTGAATGAAGATAGTCCCTTTACGCCATCCTTGAAGCCGCCAATGCTACTCAAATCGGTAGGTAGTGATTTAATCTTTTGCGAAAGATCTAGCACTTTACCTGTAACTTCAGATTCAGCCAAAGTTTGAATATCTTTGCTTGTGCCTTGGAGATCGTTGAAGTTATCGACAACGCCGTTAATCTTGGATAGAATTGGAATCTTATTAGATACTTCTGGGATTTCGATAAGTTTATTTACATCTTGAACGAGTTTATTTAAATCTGGTATCTTCGTTAGTTCTTTAGTTGCGTCAGCAATTTGCTTCAACTGACCCGTCGCTTCTTTAATATTCTTGATACCATCAATATTCTTCGAAACGTCTTTAATTTGATCTATTTGACCCTTTAATGCGTCTAAATTAAAATCTGCTCCGAGTTTATCTTTAATCGAATCTGTGATTGAAGTGATTTTAGATATTTCGCCAAGTTTATCGGAAATTGCGGTAACATCGCCCAATTTAGCGCTGATATCGCCAATGTTGCCGAGACTAGAAGTTAAAGATTCCAAGTTTTCCAAACCAGGAAGTTTCGTTAACATATCCATGCCAGGAATATTCGCAAGGTTTGCTAATCCACCTAATGCACCTGTCAATTGAGAAGCAGCAGCGGCGGCAGCACTTCCTGCTGCGGCAGCAGCACCTGTTGCAGCACCAGCAGCTCCTGCTGCAGCATCAGCACCTGCGGCTGCTTCCCCACCGCCACCACCACCGCCGCCAGCAGTTGGTGATGGTAAAAAGTCGTTTGATACTGCAAGACCACTTTTACCAATTACAACCGCAGGAGCATCAATGTCGAGTAAGAAGCCGCCACTGACGCGAGTAGCAGCAAGTGAAGAAATTGCAACCTGACCGCCGTTAATCTTAACTGAACCCATTGCATTGATCTTAATATCTTTTTTCGCATCTAGATCAATAGTACAATCTGAATGAATTTTTGCGTCGCCTTTGACTTTAATATTTGCCGCGCCATCAACAGTAATATTACATTGACCCATAACATAAATGTTATCGTCGCCCATGATCACTTGATAATTGTTTTTTACGACTTTTTCTACTTTAGTTCCAGACGGATACATTTCGTAGAATGTTCCCGTTCTGTGAGCGACGTGAATACGTTCCCATTCTGGCGTATCATCAACTTCAAACACGTGACCTGATTCTGTTTCTTGAGCGTTGTTATATGGATATGATGCATTATAGGCTGGGCTTGGTTCTTTCCAAGAACCACCGCCTGCAATTGGGACTTCAACGAGATTCTTTTTACGATCTTTAATTAATGTTTGACCGATATCTTCGTTACGAGTAAAGCGTTGTTATTGATACCAGGAAGGATGCCCATGACAACTGGATTTTGAGCATACTCGCCGTCCATAAAGAATCCACAAACAAACTCACCTTCTTTTGGCGCAAAGTGAGCGTCGCGATTTACTGGGAGCATAATCGTTGCCCACGGTAACTTTGCTGTTGGGATTTCTTTTAGATCTTCTGAATGCCAACCGAAGCAACGAACTTTGACGCGACCAAGCATGGCTGGATCGTTGCGGTCTTCGACGACGCCGACCCACCAAACAAACCCATTTAAACCCATGTAATCTTTTGGTGTCATTTCTTCGCCTTCTCTATCAAACCGCCAGTTGACGCATCACTTAATATACCATCAACTGCATCCTTCACAACTTCAAGATAAGTTGTATGAGCGGCTGGCGTTACTGTGTGACGAACACCCATCACAAGCATTTTACCAGAATAAAACTCATCTAGTTTTTGATCGCCCGTAATTGACTGAGCAAATTTAGGAAGATTTATGGAAATAACATCTCCAACTTTAATAAACGGATCGCCAGGAATAGTTACTGTCGCTCTAAAGTTATGTAGCAATGAATGTTCCATACTTCTGAAAATAAACTGCTCTGAGTTATTTGGGAAATCGTCTAGATCTAAATTTGCAGTTGTTGAAACGGAATATTTCTCAAATGCTTGAAATGCTGTCAGTAACGAATCACCCTTTCTATTTGTCAAGTTATTTACAGGAAACCCCTTTCCAAGAACGGGATAATTTTGGCGATTTGTGATATTTAAATCATTTTCAGTGTATTGACGACGCGTCACGTTTAGATTTCTCATGCGTCCAGCAAAACCACCAGTCGTTAAAGTTGTCAACGAATCGTAATTTTGATTAATGATAATTTCATTAATACTGGTTGCACTTACTTCTGGTCTTGGTGCATCTAAAAGTTTAGGGGTCAGCGAATATGTTTTATACAATTGACCGTTTAAAATACTTTCTAGCGATTTAAAGTTATATCCATCGCGATTTTCATAAAAGAAATAAAACGAACCACTTTTATTTGTTGTACGAGAACAGAGATATTGAATCGCCTGAAACGGTTTCATGTATGGAATTACAACATTCGTTTCGCCATATGCAGGTTCAAAGTTAGAAACTTTAATTTTTTTAGAATTAACTTTAAGATCATTACGCAAAATTGACATTACAGAAGCATCTGATGGTCCTGAAAATGCACGACTAATTTTATATTGATTTGCAACGAATTGATCTTCAGTAACAAAATGCATCACAAATGCAGTTGAGTTTCTATTTTTTACAATCTTATTCGAAACTTTATAAATGCGAAAAAAATCATCAATTGGTTCGCCGAGAGAGGGTTTGTCGAGAATGATATGAAGAAATTCTGAACCATGAATATCCATGGTGCTGCTCATATCGTTTGAATCAGTTACCATAATATGACCAGACAACGAACTGCTGTAAATGTCTTCAAAAATAGACAATTCACTAAATGCTGTATATAAATTATAGATGGCACCTGTCGACGATATCAGCTCAAGTGCCTTTATCTCGAAGTCACCAAATCGTAAAATACCAGGACCGTCAGCCATATTATCTTAATAATTCCTTTAGTTCATTTTCAATTTGTGGCGCATAATCTGGATTAAGTATATTGATAATGCGCTTCTTTTCGTTTTCTAAAAACTCATAATCATAATTTGAAATCGCGCGATATGTTTCAGTTCCAGTTATCGTTGACCCATCAGATAAAGCATAGGTGTACGGAATTACGATCGGCGCACTATTTACAGTTGGTAAAGTGGCAAAACGATCGGATAATGAGTTAGTTGAAAAATCGTAATTCTTATCTGTTACGGTAAACGCGCGCTCGTTGATTCTACCATCAACGCTATTGTATTCTTCAATTGTGACTTCATAATGATGAAGTTCTGTTTTAGCGTCTTCAATAGAACCATATTTTGATATGATATAGTTTTCTAGTTCTTTGCTATGCAAAACCCAATCATATTTCGGATCAATTATTGAGTTGACGTAAAGAATAATCCAATGTTTTTGAATGTCGCCGTAAAAGTTATATGCGATAATTTCTGGTGTTTCGCCCTCTTTGATCTCGTATTTGTAATATAAAAGAGAATTATCAAGAACCTCGCGAAGAACTTTTACTCGCGACATTAGATTTGTGACTAATGAATAGTTTGCGTTTGCAGTATCAAACGAATAAAAGATCTGCGGAAAGTAAGTAAAATATGCCATCAATAACCTTCTTGAATCTTGTTCTTTGTAATTAGTTCAACTTCCGTGAAGTCTAAACGCATGCGTGTTTCAACTGGAACGCCATCGGCAAATGTTTGCCATTGACCGTTAGGTGAATAATCTACGTCGACGCGGTTTAGAACGCAGCGACCAATTTTAGGTAAGAATTTGTTTTGAATTGAACCATGTCTCAATTCAATACCAAACTCTGAAGGTGGCACGAAGAACATTGGCATGCTCGTTCCACCTGGGAATATACCACCTTTATCTATAGGTTCAGAAACTGGATTAGTTTCTGCTGCGGCATGAAACTTAAATGTTTCAATAATTTCTCTAACCTTTTCCGCTTCCTTTTGACTCTTTGGTTGAAACATAAATTCAAATTGAAAAGATCTAAAGTTTGTGCCACGATAGATAACTTCAAGCATTGGGTTTTGAGCGTATCCCATATTAAACAAATTTACGTCAGCAAAATTACTACCAACAAGAGGACCGCCCAAAATAGGAACTTGAGTTGATGAGCCTAGTGCACCAGCAGCAAGAGCAGAGTATGGATTTGCTGCTCCAGGAAGTTTTTGTAAAGCCTTTAAAAATTCTTCAGGACTGTTGGCGACACTGGAAATGTCCATTCCTGTTGAGGAGTACGCGCCAGCTAACATACCTAACATACCGCCAGCCTCTTTAACGCTGATCTGATCGTAGTCGTGACCATACGTTGTGAAAAAGTTGGCGGGCATATAAAGTGAAATCATTTTACTGATTTTCTGAGCCGTTCTTTCAAGTTTCAGACCAGTTACTTTGGTTTGCTCCTGAATCAATTCAGTCGCAAGCAAACCTTTTAATCCTTGTTGTGTTTTAGAATTTGTGAATGGTGACGCTACTGCGCCAGCTGTTGCGCCAGCAATTGCTCCAATAGTTTTACCAATAAACCCGCCTCCAAGTGCGTTCGCTCCAGTCGCGCCACCTAAAGCCGCATCCTTTGCTACCTGAAAGCCAGTTTGTAGACCAAACCCAACTTGGGCTAGTCCTGCAGCATCGCCAAATTTACCGATCCCATCATAGTTACTCAATCGGCTATCTGTATTTGGAACTTTTGTGATCGTTTTATTAAACGTACTTTTTTGGGGCAGATAAATAGTAAAGTCGACGGCATGAGGATAATTTTCCTCCAAATCCAACGGATAAGCCACTCGTATACTCTGCCCATCATTTCGCAGTTTATTGCGATCTGCGACTTGAGAGTTTGACCTAGTTATATCTGCCATTTGAGTTCTACTATTAAGAATGAAGTATTTTCAAGGATATTTTAAGCCGAGAAATCCTAGCAAATATTTAGGTGATTCGCAGAACATAATTTACAGGTCAAGTTACGAGTACAGAGTCATGATGTACTTCGACGAGAACCCGAATATATTGCAATGGGGTAGCGAAGAACTCTCAATACCTTACATCTCACCCGTCGATAAAAACTGGCATCGGTACTTCCCAGACTTTATAGTTCGCGCCAGAGGCAAAGACGGAAACACAAAAACCATTCTAATTGAAG